ACTTCCTTGATTCTAATCCTGATGGTTATTGTCTTTATTTTGATACTGAATCCGCTGTTAATAAAGGACTACTTGAGTCGCGTGGCATTGATTTAACTAGATTGGTTGTTGTTAATGTAGTTACCATTGAGGAATTCCGTACCAAGGCACTTAAGGCAGTTGATAAATATTTGCAAATGCCCACAGATGAACGCAAACCTTGTATGTTTGTGTTAGACTCTTTGGGGATGCTTTCCACAGAAAAGGAAATTACGGATGCTCTGAACGATAAGCAAGTCCGTGACATGACTAAATCCCAATTGGTCAAAGGAGCATTTAGAATGCTTACTTTGAAACTTGGTCAAGCAAAAATTCCACTTTTAGTAACTAATCACACTTACGATGTCATCGGTTCTTATGTCCCTACTAAAGAAATGGGAGGCGGCTCTGGTCTCAAATATGCCGCGAGTACAATCATTTATCTCACAAAGAAAAAGGAAAAGGATCAGAAAGAAGTTGTTGGTAACATTATCAAAGCTAAGACGGCTAAATCCCGTTTAAGTAAAGAACATAAGCAAGTCGAGATACGTCTTTATTATGATGAGCGTGGTCTTGATAAGTATTATGGTCTCCTCGACTTAGGGGAGATAGGGGGGTTGTGGAAGAATGTTGCAGGAAGATATGAAATTAAGGGGAAAAAGGTTTATGGTAAACAGATATATGCTAATCCAGAGGAGTATTTTACTACTGAAGTACTTCAGGCTTTAGACGAGACTGCACAGAAAGAATTTAGTTATGGTACAGGTATATGATAATATTATTCCTGTTGAAATTTGTGAGGAATTAATATCTATATTTGAAAATTCTGAGGATAAGCAGGAGTATATGAATAATAATTATAAACCATGTTTTACTCAGTTAAATCTTAATCAACATTTTCCTAATTTGGTTAAAAGTTTAGTGCAAATAACTCAAAAAGTATATGGACATTATTGTGTTGATGTGAAGAATCCTTATGTTCCTAGACTTAAACAGTTGGAAGAATTTAGATTAAAAAGGTATCTTCCTAACAAAAATGAAAGATTTGATGAGCATGTAGATGTGACAGATTACGCATCTGCACGAAGGGCGCTTGCATTTTTATTCTATTTGAATGATAATAATGGGTATACTGATTTTCCTTTCCAATCTTTGAATATTATTCCACAGATTGGTAGAGCTTTAGTTTTCCCTCCTACTTGGGAATATCCTCATACTGGAATTGCTCCTACGAATCATCCCAAGTATATTATGAGTACCTATATTCATTATGAATAAGTATATTGATTTATTAAGATTAAAAATTAATAATTATATAATCATTGATGATTTTTTTCCTGATGAAATTTGTACAGAGTTGAGAGAAAAAACTCTTAATTCTGCAATATATCATGATGAGTATTGGGATTATAAATCTTTAGATTTTGATGATGATTACCCTGATCATCTGACAGAATCTTTAACACACATTTCGGACAAGTATGTTGTTCCTAAAATATCTTTAGCAGAAAAATATTTTAGGTCATGGAGTTTTGTATATAATAATGTTGCAAGAGGGGTACTTCCTCATGCTGATCCATCTTTTATTAATGTCAACATTTGGGTAACTCCTGATGAATGTGTACAAGATCATAATAAAAATGGATTAAGAATTTATAAGAAAAAGGCTCCTAAAGAGTGGAATCATTTTCAGTATAATTCAGATACCAGTAATATTGAGACCTATTTAAAAGGATCAAAGTGTGATAGAGTACCTTATAGGTATAATAGAGCAGTTATTTTCAGAGGGAATACTTTTCATTCAACGGATAATGTTCATATGAAACCAGGTGATGAGAACAAAAGAGTAAATTACACATTTTTATATGTATGATGGATAAGATTGAATTTTTGATATTAAAAAATCTCATACATAATGAGGACTATTTGAGAAAAGTAGTTCCATTTCTTAAAGCTGAGTACTTTCAAGAGAGTAATCAAAAGATTGTCTATGAAGAGATTTCTAATTTTGTAACTCAATACAATGAAGTTCCTACCAAGGAAATTCTTTCTATTGAAATAGAAAAGAGAAATGATATTAATGAAACCTCTTTTAAGGAAGTTGTTCAGTTGGTTAATTGTTTAGATGATGCACCTGTTGAACTTGAATGGTTATTCGATACTACTGAGAAATGGTGCAGAGATCGTGCTATATACCTAGCACTTTTGGAGTCTATTTCTATCGCTGATGGAAATAGTGAAAAGAAAACACAGGATGCTATCCCTAGCATTCTTTCAGATGCTCTAGCGGTGAGTTTTGATAATCATGTAGGTCATGATTATCTCCTAGATTATGCTGAACGTTACGAACTCTACAATAAAAAGGAGACTAGAATTGAATTCGATCTGGAATACTTTAACAAAATTACCAAAGGTGGCCTCCCTAATAAAACTCTCAATATCGCGCTTGCTGGTACTGGGGTCGGAAAATCTTTATTCATGTGCCATATGGCTAGCTCCGTCTTGTTGCAAGGACGGAACGTTTTATACATTACAATGGAAATGGCAGAGGAGAAGATTGCTGAGCGAATTGATGCCAACCTCCTTAACATCAACATCCAAGAAATAGCAGATCTTCCTAAGGTCATGTATGACGATAAAGTGACAAGTCTTGCAAAGAAGACTCAGGGGACTTTGATTATTAAGGAATATCCTACAGCAGCAGCACACTCAGGACATTTCAAATCGTTACTAAGTGAGTTGGCACTGAAAAAATCCTTCAAACCTGATATAATATTCATAGACTACTTAAATATTTGTGCATCCTCCAGATATCGTGGCAACCTTTCAGTCAATTCTTACTCGTATATTAAAGCAATCGCTGAAGAACTTAGAGGATTGGCGGTGGAATCGAATGTTCCAATTGTCTCGGCTACTCAAACTACTCGTTCTGGGTTCGGTAGCAGTGATGTTGA